CCACCCTTCTATTCGTTGTTAGTCGCAAGCCTCAATGACCACGCGGGGACTGTGGGTTGGCTCTTGCTACCAGTCTTATACGCTGGCGGGGCTGGTCGGTCCGCTCAGGATTCTCTATTTAGAAAGCGCGATTTGCTCTGCGCTGTGATGCAAGTCCGAGTTCTGCTCGACCTGCCTTGCCCATAAAGCGGGCTTCTTCTTGTGAAGTCAACTCTTCAAGTTTCTGTAGGTCTTTAGCAGACTGAGTAATAAGTGCTCGCTCTAGTCCTACTTGACCAATATCTTCTGTTCTTGAAATACCAGCAAGTTTAGATGTTGTAGGCAATGCTCTAGCAATCTTACTAAACTGAGGTGTGAGTGAACTAAATGTTTCACCCATACGGGCATATTCTTGTGCTCGCCCTAGGTCAACTCCACCGATTCGGTTGATTGAACCTAAACCTTGCTGCTCTGCAGCGGCTAGTACTTCATACTGAGAAAGTTCGTCAACGAGTGCGTCAACACCTTTCTGACCAGTAAGTAGAGTTTTGGCAAGAGTTGTTCTGTCAACTGTTGGAAAGTAACGACTCAAAGTATCCTTGATAGCCTTGGGAGCCATATCAATACGCTGGAATGCTTTAGAAATCTTGTCCGCTACTGTGGTAACGGAGTTGCCCTTACCGATTAAGTCTCCAGTAAATTGCTCTGTAGCAAGGTCAGTTAAACCAACTTCGCTAAAGATGTCAGCCATACCCTTTTGGGCAGCGACATATTCTGCAATGGTTGGAACGCTGACTGGCTTGCCAGCCTGTCTTAAGTCTTGAAGAGCGTAGATGCCCTTGAAGCGGTCAGTAAATGCTTTGAGGTTTGGATTGTTACGGGAGTCAAGCAACGCCATATTAAATGATGTTGCGACATCTTGACCGTTGAGATAGAACTTTGATACTGCATTGTAGAGTTCATCCATCCAGCCTTTAGCAAGTTCAGCCTCACCAAAGTAAAGAGCCAATGTTGCTTTGAATACATCTTTGGCTAGCGTTGGACCAGTAGGTCCAGTTGTACCTGTACCAGTAGTTCCCGTTCCAGCACCAGTTCCTGCACCTGTAGTTCCTCCACCTGTTGTACCACCACCAGTGGTTCCACCTCCAGTAGTGCCACCCCCCGTAGTTCCTCCACCAGTCGTGCCGCCTCCAGTAGTACCTCCGCCTGTGGTACCTCCACCTGTAACTCCACCACCTGTACCTGTGCCAGGTTTAGGAACTGTGTTAGCGCCTGCAGAACTACCAAATTGGGCTAGCGTTGCACCGCCAGTTGAACGTGCTTCAGCAGATGCTGCAGTTGGCGAATCAATCGGAGTCTTATATAGTCTCCATTGACCAGTAGTTCCTCCACCAATCCAACTGTAATAGTAAACATTCTTATCATCAGAAGGTGGGGCTTCAGGACGATTGGTTGGGTCAAATAATGGATTAGATGCAGCACGAGCCTTAGCATCTGCTGCAGCCTTTGCTTCACGCTCAGCCTTAAGTTCGTCCATACGTGCTTGACGTGCAGCCGCTGCTGCGTCCGCCTTTGCCTTGGCATCTGCTTCGCGTTGGGCTCTGATTCTATCTCGTTCGTCAGCCATTTATACTCCAAATCCCATAGCGCTTGCCAAGCCAGTAGCAAGGTCTCGTGAACCTTGAATCTTCCATTGTGCTTTTTCTGAATTAGGATGAAACTTAAGATATGTCTCAAAGTCAGCAAGGCTGCCCATTGGAACTTTTCCTGCTGTTCCGTCTGGACGCAAGAACTTATCGAGGTCAGGATTATCTAGGTCGATTGTGCTTGGGTCTATTTCCCAATACTTAGCCATACGACCAATGTAAGGTTGCGCTAAATCCATAACTGTAAGAGATGGATTAGCCTTAAGTCTGTCAGCAAAGAGTGGATAAATTTCAGCAGCCTTAGCATTGAATTCTGCTTGCAACTTATCTAGGCTCATCTCGCCCTTTGTTAACTGCAGGGCGTAGTTAGCAATTTCTTTGTCACCAAAATATCCAAGACCATTAGCCTTAAGTAATGTCTTAAGTGTACCAATCTTGTCAATGACGCTAGTTGGAAGAGTCTTGGCATCGCCAACATTTACCTTAGTCCAAAGGTAGTTCTGAGCAAAAGTCTTAGCATCAAATAGTCCTGGAGTTGTTACAGTCTCTTGAGTTCCATCTGGCTTAGTAATAACTTGAGTAGTTTTGCCACCAGCCTTAGCGGCTGCTGATAACTTCTCATAGAAGTCAGCAAGGTCTTGCTCGCCAAACTGTGCAAATGAACCTTCGGTAAAACCTAGTTCTCTAGCAGCATTCTGCAGGATTGCATCAGAGGTAATCTTGTCATAATTGGTATATGAATAAGTCGCGTTGGTTTGACGTGGCGCATTATCCAACTGAATCTGTAAGACATCCCAAGGGGTCTGCTTCTTGCCTTCTTTGTAGGAGGCTACAGCAGCATCAATGATGTTATTGAATACAGTCTTGCGGGCTGCATCGGTGGGCTGACGATTCTGAACTGTGATGATGTACTGGGCTAGAGCAGTCTGTGCTTTCTCAGATAGTTTCGAGAAAGTCTTCTTGACTATAGCAGCATCTTTCTTGACCAAGTTGCCGTTGGCATCTGGCATCCAGATGTAGTTGATAGTTTTCTTTGAACCCTTGGCAGAAAAATTAATAGTGGTCGGCGGCGGTGGCAATACCGATTTTCTATACCTAGTCAACGTTTACCTCCGTAAGTTGGTCATTCAAGAAATATCTATCTAGGATGTCTGCTAACTTAGGGTCAACTAAGTCGATAACAGATTGAACATAATCAGTCCAGGCATTTCTGACTGCTGACTTGTAACCGTTTGGAGCATCCTTCATAAGTTTTGCGTAGTCGTCACGGTACTTCATCATTGCTTCAGTGTGAGTCCAGAATTGAGTATTGCCGTGTTTAGCCATAAACTTTTCGTTCTTAACAATCTGGGTTAAGCCCCAAGCGTATTTGTATGAGACGTTCTCTGTTAAGTTTCTCTTATACTCATTGCCCCAGGCTGAACTGTATGCAGTCAATTCTTCTGCATATTGCTTAAGAGACAAGCGAAGTTCTTCAACTGAAGCATAACTTGCATAACCCTTTTCCTTAGCCAACTTATTGAGTTGGTCTTTGTATGCTGAGTAAGCCTTCCATACGCGACTTACTTCAATATCCTTTTCAACATCGGATATTGACTTAAGTGGTAGATTCAGAGTTGTGCCATCTGGCAAAGTAACTCCAGGTTTATTAAGGATTCGGCTGATATTAGGGTCAGAGTCACGAGGTAGGTCAGCAGTGATAAGACCAATAAGATTCTTATCTAGCGTTCCTAGTTTCTTGACAAGACCAACATTCTCTTCCCATACTCGGCTATAACCTTCAGCCGTTGGAACAACATATGCAGCCTTTGGTCTACGCTTAGAACCAAATGATAGGCGCTCCATTGGGAATGGGTTAGTTGCACCCAATACGCCAGCACGTTCGTTAAGGTCACGCTCAGCGGCTGCTTTAGCATCGCGCTCGCTCATACCTTGAGCAATGTACTTATCAGTTGCTGCGGTAAAGTATGTGCGGAAAATGTTATCTGGACGCATATCGATTACTGCAGGGCTACCGATTGGTGAACCAAACTGCCAGGCAGCCTTCTCTAAGAACTTCTTCTTAGTATTCTTTGTAACTAATTTTTCTGTTGGAGCCTTACCGATGCCCATTTCGTAAAGAGCCATTTGGTAGTTCCACTCAGAGGTATAAGAGTCAACCCATTCTTTCTTTGACTCATCTCCATTTAGCCATAGTAAGAAATTGCGAGCCCAGGCTGGAGTAAAGGTCTGTGTAGCCTGCTTGCCTAAATCTGTCTCAACTCCGTATGGGAAAAGTTCTTCGTATGAGTAACCAGGAATCTTTCCTAGTGTCTCATCGATAGTTTTCTTTAGGACCTCATCATTGCCAGGAGCAGCCTTGAGTATCTGACCGATAGCAAATGGGATGACATAGGATGGACCAGCAAAGTTAGCAATAAAGTTAATTGCTCGGGTTCCAACCATAATGCCTTGACCCTTGTTTAGACCAAGTTCCTTAGTTCCTGGAAGAAGCAGATACTCTGCATCAAGAACATCATCAACTGGATTGCCATACTTGTCAACTCCGAAGGAGTTGTAGATTCCATAGTATGAGTTTAAGAATCCAGCCATACGTTGTGGAGCCTTGGCGGCAAATCGGGTATAGCGGTAGAGACCGCTAGCAGATGCTGCTGGGAACGAAAGAACGGTACGCGCCATATAAAGCGCTCTGTTCTGACGACGAATTGAATAGAAAGTCTTCTCTGCTTCTTTGACCATTTCGATAGCAGCAGCCTGACGAACGCTGTTTACTGTGCCCGTTGTAATATCAACACCTTGAGATGCAAGCATCTCTAGTTTCTGGATTGTACGGGTAGTAACTTCTGTTTGACCCCAAGCCCAACGGATTGCATTCTCGGGAGAACCTAGTTTTGTCCAAGCCCAACTTGATGCTCTGTCAAAAGCCTCTAAGAAATTCTTTGATTGTTCAATAGGGCTAGCATACTTATTATCAAGAGGATTGATTGGGGTCAAGCGCTCTAATTTATCACCGAGAAGTTGGGCAAGTTGGTTGCCACGAACTTCACCCGCTGCTGCTGCAGCCTTGGCTTCTATTGTTGGCAAGTAGCGATTGACATATGCAATCTGGTCATCAATGATATCGATAATGTCAGACTTGTCACGACCAAAATCATTTGCATATGATGCGCCTTGGCGTTTAGTTCCCCAAGTGCTAATGATTTCATTACGTGTACGACCAGCAAGAATCTGGTCTACGAGTACATCGCCTCGCATATAGTTATTGACTGTGTAAGCCAACTCATCAAAATATAGTGGGTCATATACTGGAGTAATGCGGTTAGGGTTTCTACGACCAAGCATTTGAGTGCGGGTAGCAAAAGCCTTATCTCCAAGAAGTTCAATCTCACGTGTATGACGGTTAGAGATTTCAGCCTTATAAGAAGTACCCAGGTGGTTCTCGCTTTCAAGGCGAGGAATGTTAATGGTCTGTCCATTGCTTAAGACATAACCCTGTTCCTCTTGACGACCTTTGCGACGAATACGACGATTATCAGCAACAGACCACTCATCGGCTAATGCCTTACGGGATGGACCCATCTCAACAAGAATCTTATCGATATCATCGTAAGCATTCTTGACACTGAGGTTAAGTTTATTTAAGTCAGGGGCTAGTGTATTGATATCACCAGCAGCCTTAGTTATTGCTAGTTCAGCAGCACGAATATCGCTTGCATATCGTGGGTCATTTACTGACTTAAGATACTGAACTCGGCGTACTAAGCCATATAGGCTAGGCACTTCTTCACGCACAGTATTGTATTCATCTGCACGGTCACGAGCCTTCTTCTCAAGGTTAGCAAGTAAACGCTCTGCTGCCCGCAAGTCAGCCTTGACTAGGTCAACATTATCAGCCTTAGTAACAGGGGAGCGGGCGTTTGGATTGATAAAGAACTCTACCCATTCAGCAACAGCATTGTCAGCGATATCTACAGCCTGTTCAATCTGCTCTGTATACTGGGCGTATTCATCTTTAAGAGCCTTCTTACGCGCTGCGCTTTTGATGTTAGCCTTATTGACTGCGCTAAAGAATCTATTCTTATTGTTGAATAGGCTGTTCTTAACGAATGACTGGGTGCTGTCTACCAAGAACTTAGAACCCTGTGACATAACAGCCGCATTGAGAGGTTCAAAGATTGAGTTCTTTGGGATATATGCTGGGCGAACCAACTGTGCAAATGAGAATATCTTGTTACCAGACTCAAACGCTAGGCGTCCTGTGTCTGTAAATACGTTGCTCTTTGGATTGAAAGTACCCTTTACGTTGGATACTTCACGAACAATCTTGCCCATTGGGATAAGAGGAGTTGCGTTAGCAAGTTGACGTTGTGTCTGTGGGCTAACGATTACTCGATAACCGCTTGGGTCAATAGCAAATGAATCACGAGATAGGTCATCGTGATACTTGCTGATGCTGTCCATCATCTCATCAACGAAACGCTTAGCCTGAACACGGCTTAAGCCCATTGTATTCAAAGTGTCTAGGGCTACCTGAATGTTCATTTCCTTGAACAATCCTGCTCGTTCGCCATCAGTCTTAGCCATCAGGGTTCTATCAATAAGATTGCGGCGATATTGTGCTGCAGAAATCTGAGTTCCGTCTGCAAGTTTGACCATATTGCCACCACGACGGAATAGTGGGACGTCATCTAGCCAAGCATTGATTTCCTCAACAGCATCTGCTGGTCGTAGACCAGAATGGCTAATGATTCCACGAGGAAGTTTGCTGCCAGTAAAGTGCATCAAGGCTGTGGCTGCGCCATTGCGACGACCACTGCCAATCATAATCTGGGCTACGCCACCGACATCGCTATAGTCACGAACCTCAGTTCCTGCTGCCAACTTCTGCTTTGTCTCACGCAGTTTGATAGTAGCACTACGTCCGATGATTGGTTCTACTGGCTTATAGGTTGTACCTAGAACACGTGGTTCTGGGAGGAACTGACCAGTCTGTGCGTCATAGCGGTCCTGCAAGAAAGCATCAAAGATATCTTGAGATTCAGGGTTCTTAGCAATAGCATCATCGAATGCTGCGCTCCAGCGCTCTTTAGCCTGTGCATTGTACGAACGATATGCACCAGTCTTGGCGTAATCTGCTGCAACTTCAGCACCTGCATTGGAGGCATACCACAAATCATCTGTCTTACGTGCGTTGATTAGACGCTCAATCGCTGGACCGTAACCCTTATCTGCAAGCAATAAGTCTCTAACAAAGTTAGGGTCATTTGTTTCTTTAATCAAAGCAGCCAAACGAGGGTTATTTGTGTGTGGCTTAAGAATCTTATTAATCAAAACAATGTCTTGGGTATCTGCCATATTGACAATGTCAGTACCAAAAGATGTTTGAGTTACACCTGAGATGTGGTCATCTGCTAGTTTCTCTAGTTTAGAGATAGCATCTACATCGTAAACATTAATCTTATTGTTCAAGCCAGATAGACGTGCTATACCTTTAAGAGCACTAACTGAACCACTAGCAGCGCCGACTACCGCAGCATTGCCAACCAAGGCATCTGTGAATCCAGTAAGCCAACGACCTGTTGTATTATCTACAAAGTTAGCCTGAATATCAGCATCATTCCATAGATTGACTCGGTCAATATCAATACCACCATCTTCTAGGATGGCATCAGATACGCCTGTAATGTGGAATGGGTTTAGATAAGACTTAGTTAGGGCTACTCCTAGCGATACATCCTTGCTTCGATTGTAAGCAGTTTGGATATCGCTTAATTGGATACCTTTGCCATAAGCATCATCCTCAAATAAAGGGCTTTCTGGGTCTGTCAAAAGCGCTAGCGTAGATATAGGACGCTTAACGTATGGACTTAGAACCTTTTCTTCAAGTTGAATTGAAGCCTGAAGTAGTGGGTCAAAAGGAATTGCTGCTTCTGCTGCTGTCTGTGCAGCATATTCAACCATACCATCTTTGAGAAGATTATTTAAGTCTGTGCCAGTTTCAGTTGCTACCTTTGCAGCAGCGCGAGTGAGACCTACCTGTGTTCCAGCCTTGAGCACTGCAGCACCAGGACCTGCACCAGGTTGTACACCTAGAGCCTGAAACGGAGCCATTACTCCTTTTCCTAAAAAACCAGCAGCCTTGCCAAGTGGTTTAGTAATGGGCTCGTAGAATTCTCCAGCCTCTTTTACTTCTTTGACGACCTGCTTTGCTACGCCCTTTGTAATATTCTTGCCAATGTTCCAAGGCGAGAGGGTATCAACGACTTTCTGGGCTGCTTTTTTATCGCCGCCTAAAGCCTTCTTAAAGTTATCCCAAAAAGCCATTTAGAACTCCAAATACTCTGGGTTAAAGTTAGAAGGTTCTCCGCCTTTAACGTCTTGACCTGTAATCTCTCTAATAAAATTATCTCTATCTGTTGGGCTGTCCCAAGGAACCATAGATAGCATAAAAGCAATGCCGAAGTTTTCGTACCCTAGTGAGTTTCCGAATCTATCTAGATGGTCGAAGAATGTGTTCTCCATCCATTGCATTACATCAACTCCCGCATCAGGGCGTTAACCATCCTCTTGTATGAGTCTGGAGCACCAGGCATACGTGCAGCATTGAGCAAGTCTGGAAGATAGCGCTTAACTAAATCTACATTCTCAATTTGACGATTGTTTGGATTGATACTTGGAGGCAATGCTTCACTCCCACGTCCTGAACCAAAGTCAACACCGTCGGTTGCTGGCAAATAAGTATCTGGCTCTGCATCAAGTGGGCTGATTGCTCCAAGTAACTGAGCCATTCCCTCTCCTGCACCTGGTTTTGGCAACTGTGATGCTGGATTGGCAGCGTTGGCTGTTGTAGATACGTTGCCACCTTCGCTAATCTGTTGTGCCATAGCCGTATTTTCTCCTTGTGCAAATCCAGATGGACGAAGTTGCGTAGCCTTTGCTACCTTCTGCGCCACAAATCTTCCTGACTGACCATTACCACCATTAGGAGACACAGTCATTGGGTCATTCTGTGATGCAGTAGGGCGAAATCCTCCGCTAACCATTACTTCTCCTCTGGTGTATATGAATATTCTTCAGCGCTAAGCAACATACCTTTGGCTAACCAAGGGTTCATATTGTCACTTACGTCTGTCATTAGATAACGAGTGCCTTCAAAGTCGGACCACTCGCTAACAAGAACCCATCCTGTACAGATTTGGCTCTCTGAATCTTCTAGTTCTTCAGCAAGAATCCTCATTGCCTTTTCTATGGCATCGTTAAACTTACTCATTTGTGCTGAATCTCTTGATAAAAAGGAGGAGCAGAGTAAGCACTTACCTTAGATGCTATCTCCATTGCATCAAGTGGGTCAGCACCTGCATACAATGCGCCCAATGCGAAAGGACCGCCGCTACCTATAGCGTACATATTGTCTTCGCTCTTCATAACCGACAGGTCTTCGTCGATATCAAAAATTTCTCCACCGACTGAAATCAGGAACTGGAATCTCATTCCGTCTTTTTTGTCTTCATCAAAGTTATAACCATTATCAATTAAGCATTTGCGTAATGATGGCATTACCTTGGTAATCATAAAGCGGTAGATATCTTTCTTATCTTTCGCTGTAAACTGTGGTGGTACCCAAATATTCTGTGCAATATCACACGGACCAACTTCTCCAGCGCCAGCGATAAGTACCGCACCGCGTTGAGCAATCTTCTTCATTACCTTGTGAGCGTATATACGACCTGAATCATCGGTTACACGGCTATCAGCAACAAGAATGCTGTGGTCATCATATTCAATTCCAATAATCGTTGTCACGTGTCCCCTCCTTGATTATCGTCGTCGAATAGTTCTTACGCTTGCGTTCGCTTCTCCTCCGCCTGAAAGGCTGGATAAAAGGCTAAGAATGTCTGGTGCTCCTGCTGCTGGTGGTACTTCTGGTCCACCTTCCATAGGAAGAGCGCCTTCTGCTGGTGCACCTAAGGGAGCAGGGGACGGTTGCTCAACCATTTCAGGCATAGCCCCAGCAGAAGGAACCTGCTCTGCAGGTGCGAATGATTCTTCAATCGCATCTTCAAGTGCTACACCCTTCTGGCGAGCCTTAATGACTGCAGCAATTTTGCGAACAACATCAGAGGCATCTGCCCCTTGTGTTGCCATTGCAGGAATCGCTTGAGTATATGCAGTCAAAGAGCCGAGCAAGGCTTGGCGCATATTCTCAACTTCAATCTTTTCTAATTCTTGTGTGACGTTTACTGTGAATGGAAGTTCACGCATTGCTAGGTCTTTGGAGATAAGTCCTCCACCAAGAGCCTGTAGCATAAAGATAAGACCCTGTGCTGGGTTAAGACCTGCAAGCATTCCATAACGGACATCAGCACTATAGTCGCCCTTGATATCTTTGCGAGGGCTGTAGGTGATTTCGTATGGTGAACCAGAGTCAACGCCACGAATGGTCTTGACATCTGGGAAAATCTTCTCGTCTACTTCAAAACAAATCTGAATTATATCACGTAGTGCGCTAGCAAAAATTGCTTGAGCGGACTTGACTTGGGTATCAAAGGCACCCATAAGAGCCTGCACACCTTGTCCTGTGACAACTGATGCGTCAATGTTTCCTGTACGTCCCTCAGGATAACGTGCGCCCACACGCATTTCTTGATTGAGCAACGTCTGCTCGGTGAATGCGCCTTGTGGCAAGGTGAGTTCTACGCGACGTACACCTGCTGGATTGTTTGTGCGGATAACCGCATCTCCACCAAGCATAAGTTCTTGTACGTCGGAAGGAAGAACGATTGGAGCCTGTACAGATTTCTCTGCTGCTTCCATTGCCAAAAGAGCAAAGCGGTTGCGTAGCAACTGAATACCAATGATGTCATCGAACTGACCACGCATTTCACCATCGACAGATGGTTTACGTGCACAAACAATCATCATCTTGCCTAGTGGATTCTTGGCTGTTGAAAGAACCAAGTTGCCCTTTGTAGGTAGATATACGATTGATTGGTCTTTGTCGTAGTAGCGAATCATCTCAACCTGTTGAGTTAAGTCTTGCTCATAGCGAAGTTTGCCGAGCAACTCATACTCAAATTCAGGAAATAGTGAGACAAGTTCACCAAGTGTCATTGTGTATCGTTTTGCAAAAGCAACGCAGCGTCCGTAGCGGTCAAACTCAGGGTAAGCACCTATTGGGTTTTCTAGGCGGATGCGTGGCAGTTTTGCTTCCTCGTCCAGTTCAATGATGAATGGGAGGAAACCGTATGTGAGGTACCAATCGGCACCTTGGTACATCTGTACAGATAAATCAGAGTGAGCAAAATAATTAGAGGCAATGCGAGTACGTGTATCAGCAAACTTACGAGCCCTATCAGAAACCGAATTCGCCGCGTTACAGTTAACCGCTGGTAGTGGTGCCATAACCTCTGAGAGGTCTCGCGCCACAATATCCACAAAATTTGCAACGACATTGGCATCTACTCCGTCTGGAAAGAAATCAGGATAGACAGTAGAAATCTGACCCTTACGTACAGCAAGGACGTCAAGATTGCGAGAGTCCCTGTCTGCAGCGCGATAGCGCAGAGATTCAACTCTTGCTGCTACCTGTTCGATTGAGAGTGCCATAGTTTCCTATCCGTATGTTTCTTGCCATTGCTCTGCAAAGGCTTCATCAAGATTAACCGTTGTTCTGCGATATGTCTGAGCCCTTGTAGCCCAGCGATTTTGCACCCAACGTTGTTGCTGACTTCCTTGTTGCATCATCTCGCGTATGCGGATAACGGCGAACCATAAAGCCATCACGCAGTCAGTAGCGTTTCTGGTTTCAGGCTTCCACGTAATCAACTGCTGTACTAAAGCCTTAAGACCTTCGCTACCTTCATTGCTTGGTAGTTCTATTAAATTGTTATCCTGGAATCTTCCATCTCTAAGACTGCCAAAAAGACTTGCCATAGAAGCCACACCGAAACTAGTATCCCACTTATTCTTACCAGTGAAGTGAGAGTTGAGTTGGCAGCCGTACATTGACAGCCAGTTTCGCAAGTCGTCATCGAGTGCATAGGCTTTCTGGTGAGCATTGATTTCAATACGTAATTCTTGTGGTTTATATCTTTGTACCCAATCTTCAATCAGGGCACGAATCTTCATCGGCGTCGGGTCTGTCATATTGACGCAGTCAAGGATGTAAATCATCCCGTCAGCCTTGTTGTATGTAGCCACAACGGCTGCTGTGTTACCAGTCATAGCAGGGTCTAGCCCTATAACGGTATAGCCCTCGACGGATTGTGGATGACCTGCAGCACCTGATTTAAGCGGTCCGCGCTTTCGCATACCGTTGACACATCCTGCAACTGCTGCTGGCGCAAAGATTGCGTCTTCGACGACATCTTCCTGCTGATAGACCATAGCCCATACAGAGGGAGCAACTTCGCTTCTTCGGGTGAAGAGAGCGCCTCCATCCCACTTTGGGTATAGTCCTTGTTCATCTGCTTCATCATTCTCGCCTTCAGGGCGGTCTGTCTTTGCCCACAACGTTTTCCAGTTGGCAGGCTTCTCATCAAACTCGAGGACCGCTGGCATCGCGCAATAAGTGAAAGGCGATTTCCCACCAGTCCAGTTAGAGCCGTCCCGTATCTGTTTGTAAAGGTCGACAGGAGCGACACGGGTTCCCACTATTAGTAGTTTTCCGTGTCGTCCCAAACGCGTGATAACTTCCTTTTGAAGCCATTCAATTTGCTTCTCCCACTCGTGGGCATTTGAGTTCATCACGACATCGTCGAGGATAATCAGGTCGGCACGAGCACCGTAAATCTGAGAGCCAAATCCTAGGGCTTGCACCGTAGGGTCTTTTTCTCCAGAGTCTCGACCTGTTCCAAGATAAATCATATCGGCGGACCACGTAGGCGAGTCCGCCTTATAGCCACCATTAGGACCGAAAGCGGTCTGGAGTTTAATCCAGGACGGATGGCTTAATCTGGTCTTGATGGCTGAAAGGAATTTACGAGCCATACCCTGAGTCTTGGAGACCAGGATAATTCTAATGTTGGGGTTGGTGGCAATTCGGTAGGTGACGTAGTTGATGGTCAGTACCGTGCTCTTGGCGTGTT